TTGCTCGACACCTCGACGCTACATCACGAGACTAGGCCACGTCAATACCTAAAAGCAAGAAACCGGCCCCCGAAGGAGCCGGTCTCTCGTTCCGATGCAACTCGGGGTCAGCGAGGGAGAACAAGTCCCTGCTTTTTGGCGGCCCGACGCTGTGCGCGGTTCGGGTGGTTCAGGTTCTCGATGTGTGAGATCAGACCCTGGATTTGGATGTGCGCCTGAAGGAGCGCGTACTGCATGAGGTTGGACTGAGCCAAGTCCTTGACCTTGCTGGCCTTCGCGCCACCGTAGACCTCAAGGGCTTCCTCGGCGCTCAGCTCAATCTCGCCGTAGTTGGCGACAATCCCGTCGAGGATGGCCTTGACTGCTTCTGATGTGGTCGCCATTAGAACGCGTCCTCGGGCTCGGCGTAGCGAGGGGTGGCAGGCTTCGAGAGCCCCAGCCCGACGCTGGCGGTGTTGAAGCGCAGGTCTGGGCCACACGCCTCGACCTTGACCTCGACCACTGTGCGCTTGTTGCCGTCCTTATCGTCGTAGGAGCGCTGTTCGAGCGTTCCCGTGACGACGGCGCGGTTGCCCTTGTGGAGGCTGTCGGCGATGTGGGTGGCGATAGATCCGAGCGCCGAGCAGTCGAAGAATGAGGTCTGCTCAATCTCCGTGCCGTTGCGGTCTTTCCACTTCTTCGTCACTGCCAGGGCGAACTTGACTGCCGGTGTGCCGGTGTTCAAGAACTTCAATTCGGGGTCACGGGTCAGGTTCCCGACCAGTGTGATGGTGGCCTCAGCCATTACTTCTCCTCTTTCGTTAGGGACTGGATAATCTTACTGCACTCGACCTCGGTGAGCTCGTAGAGACCGGCGAGTTGCCGACCCGTCTGGGCTTCGAGGAACGACTTACGCTCGTCGGCCTGTGGGTAGACCTTGAGCAGTTCTTCACGGACGGCCTTTTGCTGATCCGTCAGTTCGGGAGGGGTTTGGCGCTGAGCCTTCGTCATCTCCTCGCGGCTGGGGCGCTTGCCCTTCGGTGCGTATCCGGCGTTAGCCAGTGCGCGTCCGATAGCCGAGGTCTCGCCGTTCTCCAACGCGCTCGTCTGGTTCACGCCCCGAGTGGTGACGGTCTCCTCGGCGTAGCCGGTGGCGAAGGGTTGCTGCTCATTCTCACGGTAGAGGCAGGCTCGGACGATGAACTGGCCGTCTGCGTGGTGGATGAGGTCGGTGAGGACACGCCCGTTGGGGTGCTCCTCCCAGAAACGTGCCAGGCGAACTTCTACCGGCTCGTAGTCGGCAAGGTTGAACGCTGCCATCATGCACCTACCGTTTCCACGACGGTCACGGAGCCGGTGATTGTGTCCATGAGTTGCTTCACGTTGTCCACGAACGAGCCGTGCTTGATAGTGACCTCAGCGAAGCAGAGCCCGACCATCATGGTCGAGTATTCCTCCGCAGTGAGTTGGATTTGATACTTCATTACTGGTTTCCTCTTTCTAGTTGTGCAGCCAATAGTGGACTGCTGATTTCGAGACCTTGATGCCGGTCTCTTCTGTGAGGAACTTCGCTATCTCGCGATAACTGGTTCCCTCAGACCTTGCCTCGGCGACGTATCCCATGAGGTCGTAGCCAAGCCGTTCTTCAATTATGAGCTGTAGGTGTGACATCGCTCCACTTCCGCAGTAGATCCGTGAGTTCGTCACAGTTGCGATTGAAGTGAATGACGGTAGTAGGGGTCTCCTCATCCACCGGCATCTTCACCGCCTGGATTACCCCGTCGCCAACGCTGAGGCTGACGTAGACGTTCATGTGGTCGTGGCCGAAACACCAGACCTCGCCGTCCTCGTTGGTATCTACCAGCGCGTAGCCGAACTGGTTGAGTGTGTCTTTGATGGTCATGCTTTCGCTTTCTTGGTCTTGGGTTTGCTAACTAGGGTCGGGCCGAAGTGACGGTACTTGGAGTGTTGCCACGTTCCCCCGATGACGGTGATCCACAGAGGGTTCTGCTCTTCGTCGAGGCGAACCGAGTAGAACGTGAACTTCCCACGTTGCCCGACCACCTTGACCTCATCGCCACGCTCGTAGCCGTTCCACGATGAGAGCACGACACCCTTCACAACTGCCATGTCTCCTCCTTGTCTCGCTCGGCGTAATACTCGAACGCCGTATCTACACACTCGTCACAGACGAACTCGAAGGCGAACATCGCCCCCTTGCGGTACTTCTTGCACCACTTGCAAAAACTCATAGCACCTCCTCAGGTGTCTTTATCTTAGTCCTATCGTTGGACACTTTGCAAGTCATTAGTTAAAGAGTGAAACCCCCACCGGAACACTGAGTGCGGTCAGTCCGGTGGGGGTCTCTACCTGAGGAAGGTAATGAAGCAGAAGCTCCGTCTGTAATCCTACTGCCTGTTACGGAACGCCTCGAAGAGTTGTGCAGGGGTGACGGTGTAGATGTCGTCAAAGTCGTGCAACCAACCTCCGAAGCGCATGGCCTCAGCGACCAGCGCCGAACAGATCCAAGTGCCAGGGCGTCGGAACGAGGGGAACCACGAAGGCGTCGCCACGTCGAACGCGCACGAGGCGATACTGCCCCACCCGTACCGGCTGCCGACCTGCTCGCGAGCGAACGCCAGAATGTCGTTGCGATCCATGCGTGGCGTCGGCTCAAGGATGGTGTAGGTACCGACCGACGAGATGGGCTTGCCTCGCGTCACCCCAGAGGGCTCGGCTTGGATGATGGTGACTTCGGTGCGGTAGCCCTCAGCCATGCTCCCGACAATCTTCACGTCATCAACGATGAAGGCGTGGTTCCAGTGGCTGGGCTTCTCGCCCCACCGGATACGCTCACCGAAGCGGATGCACTTGCCGAAGAAGCCGTTGGAGTGGGCGAAGCCGATGTCTCCAGGCTGGGGCACTTGGCTCATGCCTTAGGCGTGGTTCCTGCGGCCTTCACTGGCAGAGCGCCGAGAAGCCACGAGAACTTAGGGAACTTGACTTCGAGCTGGCGGATGATGCCGTAGTAGATCGTCGAGCCGAGGGGCAGGACAATCGCCAACTCCGCAGGGGTCAAGTGCTTCTCGGCCTTCGTCAGCCACGCCACGACGCTCGCCACGAGGACGGGGACGAACGTGCGGATGATGTTCTTCTGGTAGTTGTTCATGCTGCTTCTTTCTTGCTGCATTTGTGGCTGTCGGCCTCTAGAACGAGTGTCGGTAGCCGGTTGAACGGGATGCTCACTAATGGCCCCCGAGATAACACGACCATCTTAGAGCAACGGTCGCAGACGTAGATAATTTGTGCCATAGGGAGATAAGGATACAACCTCCCCTCGGCTGTTTAGTCAAGCGTTGGACGCTAGAGGATTTTTAGGTCATCCCAGCCACGAGGACTGGCCGACCTGCCGATAACGAGGGTCATCATCCCTGCCTGCGCGTTGGCTCCCGAGGTGGCCTGATACCACTGAGAGCCACCGTCCATCGCTGGCACTTGGAACACCTGCCGCCCAGTGCCTTCACTAGCGACGAAGTGGTGAAGGTGTCCGGCGAAGAGAATGTCGGCCTCAGAGACGCCGGTGCGCCCCATCGCTTGCCCCTTCCACCACGCTTCCATCTTGGCCTGCGCGTTGGTTCCCGAGCGGAACTGATGCCCGTGAGCGAACGAGCAGACCACGCCGTCGAGGGTCAGGGTGGCGGTGAGGTCATCGTTATTCAGCGCGTCGAGGGCGAAGGTCACTTCCTCGTATCGCTCGGGGTTAGCGGCGCAGATTTCAGCCACCGTCTCGAAGGCCGCATAGTCGCGGTTGTCGAGGAAGTTGGTGAACATCTTGCCGTTCTGCCGGTTCTCGCCGTGATTGCCAGGAACGCCGGTAGCGATGACGGCGCACCCCTCGTCCACGAACAGGTCAATGGCGTGGAGGATGAGCCGACGAGCGAGGCGGTCTTGCTCTCGGTCACTAAGATCCGCGAGGAAGGTCTGGGATGCGTACCAGTCACTCCGGCAACTCTCCACCAAGTCCCCGAGCCCCACCAGCGCGACGGTATCGCCCACGCGCCCCAGTTTCTTCAGCTCGCGGTATCGGGTGACGGACTTGTCGAGGGCGGTCAGGATGCGCTCGGTAGTCGCTGGGGTGCCTCCCCCTTCTCCCTTTCCTAACTGAAAGTCGGCCATCAGGCAAAGGTAGGTGGCGGTGGAAGTTGTTGTTTTGGCTTTCTTTGAGGGCTTGCGCTTCAAGACTTGCGCGAGCAGTGCCGCTACGTCGGCGGGGTCTCCGCCCTTTGCGCGTCGAGCGAACCGAGCCTTGTAGGAGTAGAGCCACACGATGTCGCGGTTGCCGTCCTCGGTGCGCTTGGACTGCTGCCACTTGGACATTCTGACGGTATCGTCCACGACATAGAACTCGGCAGGGTCAAGCCCGAAGCCTCGGAGCACGTCATCCCAGTCTGAGCGCAGCTCGATGGGGCGATTGAGTTCGCCGGTCTGAAACTCGCCCCCGTCAGCGCCGACCTCGACGGACGAGCGCAGGGTCTTATCGGCACGAGGTTGGAACTCCCCTAGATCCGGTTGCACGAGCAAGCCTTCCGCCGATGGATGAAGACGGCGTTGAGGCGGAACTCTGCCCCACGCGCCTGCGCCCAGCGATGGATGTTGGACGTAGAGATGTCTGGCTCAGCGAGGGCGGCGTCAAGTTTCTCGCGCTCCTCGTCCGATAGGGTGGCAGTCCAGCGCCCGACGATGCAGGGCTTGACTTGCACTAGGTTCTTGAACTCCGACAGGTCAATAGGCATGGTTTCCTCCTCAGGTTTCCCACAGCCTAAGGCTATCAGAACCCTACGGGAGAGACCGTGATTTCGCCCTGCCAGACCGCCGAGGTCTTGGTGGTGTCCGTACCGCTCGATGGCTGGCCTGACCAGATGACGTTCCACACCCCAGCGAGGCCACTCGTCGAGAGGTTGGCGTAGAACACCCCAGTCGCGCCGTGTGTAATCGTGCCGGTGGGGTCGCCGGTGGGGTTCGTCCAAGTGTAGGTCTGGGGGGTTTGGCCTTGCACCGAGACCTGGAGCGTCACCACGTCAGGGTTCACGACCGTCCCTGAGATGCTGGTGAAGGGGTAGTCGGCAGTCGTGAGCTGCAGGGACGCGCCCTCGAAGAAGGTGTAGGAGTTGCTCATTGGTAGGTGGTTCCTTTCACAGTTCCGGCGTAGGCGGTTCCCTCGACGGTTGCTTGGTAGGTCGTGCCGGTGACTGCGCCCTGATAGGCCGTTCCCTCGACGGTGGCTGAGAGCGCGACGCCCTTGACGTATCCGGCGTAGAAGGTTCCCTCAACGGTGCCAGGGGAGGGGCGGTAGTGGGTGCCAGCCCCCGACGCGCTAAACGCCCCTGTGAGCGTTCCCGAGGCTGGGGAGTAGTAGGTGGCAGTTCCCGAGCCTGAGAACGAGCCTGAGAGGGTTCCAGTGGCAAGCAGGCGAGGCTGGGCGGTTGCGGAGAACGAGCCGTGACCCGAGGCCGTGACCACGATGTAGTCGGCTGTTGATCCGTTGAAGGTGTAGTTGCCCGAGCCGGTCGCTGGGAGCGTTGCCGAGCCGGTAGCCGAGCCCGAGAATGTCCCCGAGCCGTTGCCGGTGGCGATGACCGCGCCAGAGGTCGCACCACTGAACGAGCCAGTCCCCGAGCCGGTGAGAGGCAGGGTGGCGGTTGCCGTCGCGGTGCCGGTGAAGGTGCCGGTGGCCGAGCCAGTCGCGTGGTATTGCGTTTGCCCTGCGTAGAGTTGCCCGAGGTACGCTGCGCCTAGCCAGTTGGCTCCAAGCATTTAGAGCCTCCTAGAAGGTGATGGTGGACGAGTTCATGATGTTGAAGTCGAACACGACGTACTTGTAGATGCCGTTGGTCTGAACCGTAGCGGGGACGGTGCCGTTGAACTTGGGCGTTCCATTGTAGGCCGAGGCCAGCCAAGAGATGATGACCACGCCCCAGTTGCCGTTTGCGCCGGTGGAGTTTGCGTTGCCAGCGTAGCCACCGCACCCGTAGGTCGAGGGGCCAGAGGTCGAGCCTGCGGATCCACCGATGCAGTAAATCACTGATGAGCCGGTAATCGTGTTCGCCAGTCCTGCGCCGCCGGTTGCGGCTGAGGCTCCTGCACCGCCAGCACCACCACCACCGGCACCTGCGCCGGAACCCGAGGCGGCTGTTCCTCCGGCGTAGACGTTGGTTCCCGATGCCGAGCCACCGACACCACTGGCCCTACCACCACCACCACCGGAGCCACCTGGGCCACCGTTGGTTCCTGAGGTACTACCCAGACCACCAAAGCCACCGCCGTTGGCAATGATGATTTTCTGATTGCCAGTTGCGCCGTAGGCGATAGACGAGGGGTTGCCCACTGTGCCAGGGTTCGGCGTTGAGCCACCCGTTCCGCCACCGCCCGGCACTCCTTCACGGATGTAGAGGACTGTGCCAGGGGTGATGCCACTGAGCTTGGGGCTGGTCACTCCACCAGTGGCGAAGGTCGCGGTCTGAAGCAGGTCGCCTGCACCTCCACCACCACCGAAGCGACCCGACCCCGAGCCACAGCCGCCACC